ATTAAGATTGCAAACAGGATACGCATACCAAAACATATCGTATCCCTCATTGAAAAAGGAGAAGTAGTATGCGGGGAAGACTGCTCAAACGAGGTGCTGTCTGGCATTTTAGATACACCAACCCGGAAGGCAAGACGACAACCGTCAGCACTGGCCTTGAAGACAAGAATGAAGCACAACTCTGGTCAACAGAGTTCCTTGCCGAGTTAAACCAACCGAAGAGATTCGTCACGATTGCCGATGTCCTTGACCTTTGGGAAAGGAAGAAGGCGAAGGAAGGTGGCGACATGAAAAAAGGCTATAGCAACCTAAGAAGGCTCAGGAAGGCCTTTGGGGATGTTTCACCCTACGACATACGCAAATCCGTTGATGCCTACATAGAGCGGCGTCAGGGCGAAGTAGCAGACAGCACTATATCCAGAGAGTTGAGTGACCTAAAAGCGGCACTCACATGGGCGCACAACCCACGGGGTGGCGGTTTGTTGACTAAGGCACCGGATAAGGTTTGGTTTAATGTAAAGTCTGGGGTGAGAACAACGGTTGCTACAGTCGAACAACTACAGCGACTGGCCGAGGCGATTGAAGAGGAAGAACCATATGTCAGGACTGCCTTCTACTTAGCGGTGGGAACAGCCCAGCGTGTAGGCGCGGTCCTAGACCTGACGACAGACAGGGTACGCTGGGACTTAGGCCACCTAGACTTTAACAACCCAAACCTACGAGGAAAGCGCAAGGGCCGGTCAACAGTTCTGATACCGGATGAACTGACTGACATGCTAAAACATGCCTGTGATACAAGCCAAAGCGGATATGTTGTGGAGAGAAGTGGAAGGAAGGTAAGCAAGTCTATTCTTCACCATGCGTGGATATCTGCCCGGAAGAAAGCCGGGGTCGAACATCTTTGGTGGCATGACTTACGCCGGACATGGGCAACCATGGCGGCAAGGGAGCGTGTGGATATGATACAGATATCCAGACAACTGGGTCACTCCAGCATACGGATTACTGAACAACACTACGCCCACTTCCATCCTGATTACATGGGAGAGGCACAGAAACATGCCGGACGGATGTTGCAAAATTTCGTCAAACGACCCTAGTTTCGCGTCTTATGGTGCAAAAATGTTGCAAACGCTCGTAACTATTTGAAACCGTTAAAAAGCGGTGGCGGGAGTGAGGCCACTGCACCTTAATAAATTCAATGGGTTATGCCGCTTTGCAACAATTTTGCAACATTATGAAGGAACCCCAAGAGCGGCCAGTCTAACACTGAGCCGCTCTGCTCTCTCCGGGGTTTGCTTTGCCCAACGCGAGTCGAGAATTTCGTCTGAACAATCTAGCCAATGGCCATCGTTGGCCAACTGAATACTGCGCTTGAATTTACTGAGACGCGGTCTGCCTAATTGAAAGCACATATTAGCGAATATATGCTGTGCCTCTTCAGGCATGCCATCGAAGTTGTCAAAGATAATCCGACAGTCGGCAATCGTTACCTGAATGTCCTGCTCGAACAACTCGTTTACACGCTCGTCAGATATCTTGTCGCCAATCTCATCGTAATATTCTGGGTCCTTTAGTGTGACTAAATGTCCAATCCCTACAGTCCTATGACCTTCGCTACAGAGGTACTGGTCATTGCGGCGGCCTTCATCGGCTTCGATTTCTTTGCGAAGTTGTTCAATGTTCATCGGGCTTGCTCCAGATTTCATATGTAGTTGTATGACTGTTCGGCATATCCCATATCGCAACAGCCAAGGCTCTATCTGGTTTCCCGCCTTTACCAAGATAATCTTCTCGCCAGTCCATGTTCACAAACCGTGACGGTCTGTATTTCTCAAACTGCTCACGGCCTTTCTTGCAGGCCCATAGACGCTCAGGACATACCAACGCCATCCGCTGGACCCCAATGTCAAACGCATGGTCTATGAATTGTCGTATGGGTTTGAACGGTGGGTTGGTAATTAGGTTGGGTGTTAGGGCCTCTGTGTATTCAAAGAAGTCCTTACCCTCTTGAATGTCGCCAGAGAGAACAACATTACCTCTAGCCCTCATCATCTCAACTACTCGCCCGTCACCAGCACACGGCTCCCAAATCGCGCTGGGACCCCAGCCAATATTGTCGAGCAAAGCCGTTATCACAGATACAGGTGTCGGATAGAAGTCGTGCTTATTTCTCATGATTGAGCCAGACTGCAAAGGCTCCCGTCATCGCGCCGGTAACTACACTAACAAGTGCGGACTGCTGGGTGGTTGGTTCTGGGAGGCTCATGAACCATTCAACAACTCGCCATGAAGAAATAGACATGCCAATCATCATAAGGCGAGGTAGGAGTTTCCACGCAAGAATGCGCTCCATCGTTAACTCAGCCATCACTTTTTCCTGAACTTATCCAATCCACGGATACCAAGTGCGGCAGAACAAACCAAGAACAAGAGATACTGATACCAATCTGGCAGTTCGTTTAGTCTTTCAAATCCTGTCTTGACGACTCCATCTAAGCCGGGGATGAAGACTAGTACGCATGGGATTAGAATAACTATTGTAACAAGTTCATCTTTCCATGAACTTTTAGTCCCTTCGGCCATGATGATTTCCCACTTACTGTCGTGGGTTGCCGCCGTCTTCATTATCTCAGCCTTGGCCTCTGCTTCTGTCAGCGCGAGGTTAGCCTTGGCTTGCTGTTTCTTTGCCTGACCTTCGAGAAAACTTCCAGCAAGGTTGGCGATTGGACCTATAAAAGATGCCCACATAATTTCTAAACTCCGGGTTTATATTTGCATTGATATGCCTTGACCATCATCCACGGTATTGCACTGTGAATACTGGTAGCCATCTCACCGATGCGCTCGACACAGGCCTCTGTTGTTTGATAAGGCCCTCTACTGTCGTGCGCCTCCAAGCATTGAGGCTCCCCATTGAGGACCCCACAAACCAAGGCGATTGCGTAATACATTTCGGACACACCGAATCGGGCAGGCAATGGCTAAACAGCCAGAGGATTGCCCCGTTCCCTTCCCCATAATTATAGAATTTTGGAAAAGTTGGTGCTTGTTTTGTGTGAAATTTATTTACCTATTCTATCTAGGATTCTTTCCACATTCTCAGCAATCTTATTCCTACGAGCAATAAGAGTATTCAGCCGCTGTTTCTTTGTGGCCGCATCAAGTTTGTCACTACTACGGATTTTGTTTATCTGCTTGGTCAATTCGCTAATGGTCTTTGCCATTTTGTTAATCTGCTTGCGTTGGCCGAGCAACTGACGGTTATCTTTCATCAGTTCCATGGCGGCTTCTCTCTTGCCCTCTTCACGCAAGGCACGGATGCCAGAGTAGATTTCGTTAGCCTCGCGTCTCAGGTCGTAGAGTTCGCCCACCCAACGGTTAGCGGGGTCTGCCCCCTCCCGGATAAACCGGGACACACCGATGGCGTCAGCGAATGGCATGATACCTTCCGGTTTCTCTGGAATAAGTCCAGCCTCAGACAGCACAGTGTCTGTCCCCGCGATGAAGGACATACCGAGAGTTCCGAGATACCCACGAACAAGCGTCTCCAACTGTGCAGGACTTACGCCAACCGCACTGGTTACGCTTCCCAATTGCCTGACAACCTCTGGTGTTGTGACGCTGTAACGCTGGTCTTTAGGTAGGTTCCGCATTCTTGCACTTTCAATATCGCGGCCCCGGAAGAAATCATAATTCGTGTAAACTTCGAGAACAGGCTTGACCACCTGTGGTATCGGATTAAATGAGAAGGTATTCAGGAATGTGTGCGCGGCGGCGTCAGCAACATAACCCATATCCTCATCACCTGAAGCAAACTCCGCAATAACCTGTGGCAATGTCTGGGCAAGCGCACCCACCTCAAAGGCCTTCGGTATTAGGATGCGGTAGTCCCCGATATATATGATGTCGTTAGCCATCTTCCGATAAAGAGGTTCATCATCCCAACGCTCGTCATCCTTGTTGGCAAAGTAGATGGCCATGGAGATGCCGCCAAGCATAGCCATCCGCATAATAACCCGCTTGCGGTTTGCCTCAGCCCCCTTCAGTGCCGTGCCGGTGCGGTACAAACCTTGAATACGGGCATTAAGGAATGGAACCATAGGCAGGAACAGCGAGAGTATTTGGCCGGTTCTGGTCTGAGGGTTGCCCTTTCGGTTGAAGTTGACAAGGTTTAGGGCTTGATATGCGGCCTCTGTTTTGGAGCCGGTCTCACGCAAAACCGCACGATAGATAGTGTCACGGGTCGCAAGTTCTGATGCTTCGCCAACCGTCTTCAGGCCAGATATAACCTTGGGCAATATCTTTGCGGCGTTCCACTCTGGGTTCATTTTGTCCTTGAACACCTTGGCAAAGTCCCGCGTGTCTTGTCCATATGAGTAACCACCAACACCCGCAATAGCCTTCATCTCGTTAGACACACGGTCATTCGAGATGACATTCTTGAATCCTTTGATACCGCCAATGATTGGGACAAACTTCGCATCAACGGTTGCGTAGCCAGCAATATCACCCCGTATTAAGTTGGCAATCATAAAATTGGGAGCCAGCGTAATAGCATCCCGGAACACACCCGTAATCTTCTGGACCAGATCCATCAGGCCGGGCAACTGAGGTGGTGAGAACGCAGACAGTGCCATGAAAACGCGGTGGTTAAAGTCAGTGATAACCCCGTTATCGTCAGTCAAGTCCATATAAACCTTCTGGCCGTTTTCATAGTAAGTAACCACAAAGTCTGAGTTCTTACCCAAAGCCTCTGGTGTTTTCTTAGCCATCTCAAGGCGTTCCATCGCCTGAAGTGCGCGGCCCATAGAGACATTCTTCAGGCCTGCACTAATCATCGCTTGGTTGTTCTTGATGACATTCTCATACAAGTCACCAATAGTCCCTTCGCGGCCAGTCAGTTCCCTGATGCCAGCATCTGGATTGTTGAACACCTGTGTTGTCCGTGGGCCGAGGATGGAGTTACGGAACATTCCCTTCTTAGTCCCATACTCCTCTTCTTCCATCATCTTGTAGTATGGAATGTAGTCGATGGACATACCGTCACGCTGTGCTTCAGAGATGACGCCGGTATCTACAAGGAACTGTAGTGTCTTCTGGTTGAAGGCGTTGTAACGGTCAAAGACATCACGGAACTCCGCGCTCTCGTAACGAAGCCCGTCAGAAATACGCTCCTGTGTAAACAGTTTATCTAGGTTAACTTGGCGTTCTTTTAGTTTATCTATCTGCGCTTGGATTTGTTTCTTTTCGCGCTTCTTCTTGGCAGTGGCAAGTTTCTGCTCAAGCAGGGCCACCCGTCTCTGCCCGTCCTGTTTGAGTGTTACAGCGCGGCGAGCCAGCGCATACATTTGAAATTCACGATACCGTTGGCCGGAGCCAATGTTCTTGAATATGGAGAGCAAACCCTCAGATGTCGGGTCAACATCCAGTTCACCCGTCTGTGGGTTGTAAGTTAGGTTGCCGTGAAGTAATGCAAACTCAGCCCGACCACTTGCGTTAGTTGCCAGTTCAGCAAACTGGAAAGCACCTTCGTTAGCCTTCTTTAGTTTGCCTGCGTTGTCGAGTTTATCTAGTTCGGCTAGTGGCTGGAACCTGTTGACTAGGTCGTCAATCCAACGGTTTGATTTGAAGTATCTGAAGAAAGGTGTGCCAATCCGCTCGATGATACCCTTCTCATCGCCACGGGCAAGCAAGTCTGCCATGCCACCTGTCTGCCCAATGCTTTGAGGGCGAGCGGCGGCGCGATTAACATTTAGGACTGCTGAAGCTCTTCCGGTAGTTCCGCTTCCAGTTCCGCTGTCCACGGCTTCGGTATCCCGTCCGGGTACGCCCAGTCCAGATAGTTCTTCCGTGTTACTGGCTGTCCCAGATGTTTCAGCAGTTCCACTATATGGTCCTGCCCACTCTGGTGCCTTAAATCTTCCGGCCTCATTTAGGACCTCCTCTCTTGCTGTATCTATATCTATACTACCATTCTTAAAACGGTTCCAGATATTCTCAATCTTGGCGACATTGGATTCCTGAGCCTTGAAGCTCGGTGTAAACAGTCCGCGAACGGCCTCCCAAGTAATGGACTGCATCTCTCTTGCCAGCACACCCCGGCGGTCAGCCGCTCTGCGATATGCCTCAGCATACACACCATAAAGCCCTTGAACTCCTGTGTTCTTGGAGTTTGCTGTACCGGGTCGGCCTTTGACCGATGTCGAGCCAAAGTTATGGTCTACTTCAATTGAGATTGACGAGAGCGGTTTGAGGAGCGCGGCGGCAACAGCGTGGGTGTCGATGGTCACATCACCTGATTGTGAGTTAGGGGCAATGATGTTGTTAAAGAAACTGCGGATTTTGTTCTTGAAGCCCATGCCTGCACTAATATCTTGTGGGCGGTCCATAGCATCTACTGCTTTGGCTATCTCATTCAGGCTTCCCCATCCCGTTTTCTTTGGTTGACCGTTCTTCGTTTTGGCAACGCCCATAAAGTCCCCTTCAGGGGAGACTACCTGATGGCTACGGTCATTGTATGTTTCATCATAAATGCGTATCCACATAGCCTGATAGATAGGCTGGTCCTCAAGCATTTGCAGACTACCAAGCGAGGTGTCGTTTCTACCAGTCTTTCCAGAAATGTAGTCCAGCATGTCTTTATACTTCGCCGCCCCGAAAATCTTATTGGCGGTTTCCATCATCTCTGGTGTGAAGGTGAAGTCTGCCTTGTTCGTTTTGATATCAATGATGCGTTCAGCGAGGGAGACATTCATAAACCAGTCTTTTTGTGGACTAGTCGCCGCCATCACTGCCGCCACTACCCGTGGTGGTACGCCAAATCTCTTTGCAAAACTGTTGGCAATCTTATTTGCACCAAGATACCACCGCTTAGAACGCTCACGGAAGTTGGCATCAACTCCGTCAAATATAAACACAAGGTTATCAGCAAGGCGGTTTATAAACTTCTCAACAATAAGCCGGTCACCACCACGCAACTCTTTCTTACTAAGTGCGTTGTAGTCTCTAATCAAAGCCGCTGTCTTAGCGAGAACCTTTGGGTTATCGACAATCTGTTCAATGCCAACCTGAAGCGTTTCTGCCAGCGGGTCTTCTTGGGCTTTTGCCCCTGCCGGGAACCGGGTACTAATCCTGTCCCCGTCAAGGCTGTTTACACCAAGCACAACACTTGCCCGGTCTGCGACCTCTTGCTCCTCCATAACTGGGGTTTCAAAGCCCCGCTGGTCAAAACGCTGTGCGGTTCTTCCAGTGCTAACATCCCGCATCACATCGCCAAGATTGCGGAATCCGCGACCTCTCATAGCGTTAAACAATCGAGGCAAGAACTTAGAAACAAAGTTGAAGAAACGCTTTACCGCACCACCCATACTTGGGACGCTACGGCCTGCTCTACGGGCTTGGTCGTAGGCTTGGAAGGTGTACGCCGCCAGTTCACCAGCGGTCATCTGCCGGTCCTGAATCTGTGCATATAGATTTGGCGCAAGTTTCTTTAAGAGTTTGGCCGCACGGGTTTTGCTTGGCGTTACAATGCGACCCGGCTGGCCGAAGTGTGCATTGAGGATAGCCTCAGCACCCTTGTCGTATGCAGAGAAATAATCCTGTAGCGTGTGGAAGGCTTCGTGCGCGGCAGTGGAGCGGACGGTCTCGGCATCCAACCCAAGGGCCAACTGTATCATACCGTTTACACGCTCTGATGTGCGGCGAGTATTTAGCCCGGCAACCTGTGTGCCAGTTCCTCCGCTTGCCTCTGCCACGGCGGCATCAGCAAACAGTTTGTCCATGAACTTGACTGTATGGTCAGCGTTCTGGGGAAGAATTTCGTTCAGGATTTTAGCGGCGTCAAAAGCAACGATGACCTGATTAACAGTAAGGGACCGGTCTGTAATCGCTTGCTCAAGGGTATTAGCAATGCGCTCACCCTGCTTACCCTGCTGTCGCAGTTCATCAATCCGTGCGGCAATACGGTCTTTAGCGGCCTGCACTTCCTCACGGGGTATTCTTGGACGCTCTTGTGTCTGCTCAGTTGCAGTGGTCTGTTGTTGTTGCCCTGTAGCGGCTGAGGCACGGATGGAGTTTAGGGCCACCTCTTCAGAGATAACGCCTTCGTCAACAAGTTGTTGTAGGGAGTCAGGGTCTCCACGCTGAACACCCATATCCTCACGGAGGATATTCACTGCTTTCTTTTGGTCACTCTTCTTTAGACCCTCTAAGAGACTGTTAACCTCCGAGCCTTGAACATACTCACCAAACTTATCAACCTCTTGCCATCCAGTCGGGATTGATTCGTTAGTGTATTTATCTGGGTCATACATGAGATAACGACTAGACTGACCGTCA